CGCGAAGGATGCGGACGACCTCGACATGCTGCTCGGCGCCGCCCCTGCAAGTCCGATGGTCAAGCGCGGGAAGACGGGCGAGACCCGCTTCTATCTCGCGCCGAAGACGCTGAAGTCCAAGCCCTACGACGGCCCGGACGGACGCCTCATCGACCTGCTGACCGGCTTCGACACACGACAGACCGTCATCCCGCCCTCGATCCACCCCGACACCGGCAAGCCCTACGTCTGGCTGGCCGGCCCGGTGCGCGCCGACGAGCTGCCCGTCCTGACCGATGACGACATGACGGCTCTGGAGGAGGCGCTGGAGCAGTGCGGGTGGTCGCGAGAGCGGGTGACGACGCAGCGTGACCGGCCAGTACGACCGGCTCCTGTCGACATCGACGACATCTGGTCCGAGACCAAGGCCGCGGCGTTGGCGAACCTCGACAAGTGGATGCCGGCGCTCGACCTGTACGGGTGCAGGCCTGCACGCGGCGGCTACGAGGCGGTGGCCACATGGCGAGCGTCATCGTCAGGTCGGCCGATTGCGGAGCGCAAGCTGAACCTGTCGATCCAGCGCGACGGCATCAAGGACTTCGGCACGAACGACACCTACAGCGCGATCGACCTCGTCATGTCGGCGAAGGGCTGCGAGCAGGCAGAGGCGACGGACTGGCTGCGCGAGCGGCTGGGGCTGAAGGATGACGGGGTGGTGATTGCGTTGGGGGTGACCTCGACAGCATCGACCCCATGCGACGACCACGACCTGCCGGAGCCGCTGCGGGTAAAAACGCCTCCAATCACCGCAGATATTGCACCGATTGCAGCCGTTATGGCCGCTCCGGTGGTGCAAACGGGCGTAAACGCCGCCCCCGACCTCTTCGCCTGCCCCGGTCTTGTCGGGGAGATCGCGGACTGGATCTGCGACACCGCCCTGCAGCCGCAACGTGCCGCGGCCCTGCTCGCCGCTGCCTGCGTCGTTGGAACAGCCGCCGGCAGGACGTTCTCAGGCCCGACCAAGACCGGAACGCACCTGTACGGCCTGTTCCTGGCGCCGTCTGGCGCGTCAAAGGATCACCCGCTCAAGTGCATCGACCGGCTGCTTCGGGCGTCCACGATGGGCGCGCACGTCGGACCGGGCGAGTTCATGTCCATGTCGGCGCTCGTGTCCCGCCTGAATCGCCAGCCACTCACGATCAGCCCGATCGACGAGTTCGGGGACTATCTGGCGCGCATCAACGGCCGCAAGTCATCGCCGCACGAGAAGGCGATCACCCGGACACTGCGCACGGCCTGGGGCTCCAGCTTTGACACGATGGCGACGCCTGAGTGGGCGGGCAGGGTGGGTGAGCCGATCTTCTCGCCCGCGCTGTCGATCTTCGGCGTCTCAACGCACGAATCTTTCTTCAAGGGCCTCGACGGTGACGACGTGTTCAACGGCTTCCTCAACCGCTTCATCATCTTCTCGACGATGGACCGGGTCGAGGAGGTGGAGCCGGCGAAGGACAAGAGCATCGTGCCGGAGTCCATTTCCGAGGCGCTGGTCAAGATCTACACCGCGGTTCCATCGCTGGCCCGCGCTACGTCGCACAACGCCCAGTCGGACGGGCCGATGATCGTCGTGCCGTGGGATCAGGGGCTCGGCAGCTTCGCGCACAAGGCATATCTCGCCTACAGGCAATCGTGCATGCGCCGGGAGGAGCACGCGGTGTTCTACACCCGCTCGGCCGAGATCGCGCAGCGACTGGCGGCCATCAGGGCGATCGGCATGAACGGCGCCAACGCCCGCATCACGCTCGAGGACATGGACTGGGGCATCGCCCTGGCCGACCTGTCAGCGCGCGAGACGGTAGAAATGGCGCGGGATTATATGAGTGAGACGCTGTACCAGGGCGAAGCGCAGCGGGTGGTGCGGTGCTGTAAGCGGTCAAGCTGGACATCGTACCGCGACATCGCGCGCGCCCTCAACAACCGCATGCGGGCAAAGGATCTGCGCGAGATGCTGGACGGTCTTGTCGACGCTGGCGGGCTTGAGGTTCGCGAGGATCAGCCACCTGCCGGCGGTCACAGGATCAAGTCCTACAGACTGGCCTCCTGAGGCACGGCCCGATTCCCCGTCGATTTCCGCCCATGAAAAAGGCCCGACTGGTGAAATCACCGGCCGGGCCTTGGTTTTCGGCAAATCTGACGGTCCGGCTTCAGTCGTCGGATCCACGCTGCGAGACATGCGCGGGCGCGGGCATGAGAATCGCCCTCATCGCGGCCTGGAGTGACCCATGCCGGGCGATGAGGGAGTCGAGGGCGTCGGACATTTCAGGCGAGGCGCGGAACGTGACCTTGCGCCATCCTTCGCCCTGGAGTTTGGCTTCATACTCACTCGCGGCCTTGCGTCGGGCGGGGCTATTCATCGCGCCACCCTGCAGGACGCCAGCCGCTTAGGAACGCTTCGACCGCGACCGCGACGGGGCCTGATATGGGGCGGGCCTCCGACTCCATTTCCCGCACCCGAGTCGCGGCCTTCTCAGGCGTTCCGGCAAGGCGAAGAGCCCTCGCCATTTGGCGAAGGCTCCAGCCGAGAGTTTGACGGGCCGCCTTGAGGTCGGCGGGGGTGGTGACGTTCAAAACAAGCTCCCTTGGCGTTGCGCCGTTTCATCCCATAGGCCGCCGCATGGCAAGGGCGCGTGGCCGTGGCGTTGTTCGCGGCGTTGGCGTTCCTGTTCGATCTGGCGGGCCGATAGCGGGACCGGGGCGACGCCGGGGATCAGGGATTGATCCGCGGCGCCATCGGCGAGGGTGACGGATTCGGAGGCCATCACGCCGCCTCCCCATAGGACATTGCCCAGTCGTCAACCGACTCCGGCCACGTTTCCGCATACAGCGCGTCGACGTCGTCCGGTTCCGGCTCGACATAGGGCGCCCAGTCCGACTCGGCGGCATAGCAGGGCGTCCCGGCTATCTCGCGTTCAATGGCGGTCAAGAGCTCGACCACGCCGACCCGGTGCATCTCGCCATCCATATCGGCGCCCATGCCCAGACTCGGCGAGGCGTACCCCGCGACATAGCCGCGTTCGGCTGCAAGATCGGCGGCATAGTCGAGGGCAAGGCCGGTGTCAGTCACCAGCTTGCGACGGAAGGCGGCGCGGCGATGCCATAGATGCGCGCCCATGCTCTTGAGATCCCCGCCCGTGTCGCGGAGACCGCCAGCGCGTGACAGAAACTCGCAAAGGGACATTGGCGCCGGTGCGGGCTTGATCGCCACGCTAGGCCCGGTTTCCGCCCCGCTGACAGCCTTCGCCAGTGTGCGGGCGGCTATGCGCCAGTCAGCCCGCTTGTGTGTGGCGTTGGCGGTCGCGAAGGCCGCTTGTCCGGCCGCGTCATCCGTCACTTTCGCGAGGGCCTGGGATGCCATGCGCCAGCGTTTGCGCGAGCCCTCTTGTCCGGCGCCGGACTCGGCGGCCTTATAGAGTTTAAGGGCGGGGCTCATTGTCCGGCCTCCAGCGCGTGCCGGATCGTAATGATGTCGCTTTCGGCGATCTCGAGGCGGCGGATATATTCGGCCCGATCAACGTCCCCGTCCGGGTGAAGCTCGCGCATCAAGAACAGGAAAAGCGTGTCCCCGGCGTGCTCCGCCTCAAGCGGATCAGTGATGTCCGAATAATCCCCGCCGCCATAGTCGCGGACAAGGATCATTTGTTCTGCAGATAGCGTCATTGTCTCGTTTCCTTTCGGCGCCCAGTCTGGGCAATGCGGCCTAACCGACCGGCAAACCCGCCCGCGTGATGCGAGCGGGAAAGCGGGGCGGTTAGCGCGTCCAGTAGGTGACGCCGCCGTATTCGATGCTCGAGTAATCCATACGCAGCTCACGCGCGGCCTGATTCCAGTCGATGCACCGCGCGGGCCATCCCGCATTTTCCGGGATCATGCCGCACTCTTCCGCGAGCTCTTGCGCATAGGTGCGGAAATAGTCGTCGCGGATCAGCGTGACCGGGTACCAGTCGCCGCGCCATTGTTCATCGCCGCCCATGCCCTCGAGCACGTCCAGCAGGTTGGTCAGTTCGTCCAGTTCGCGGGCGTTCTCTTCGCGCTCTTCGCCAGTGCCCGGCATGATATCTTCGGGCGTTTCGGGCGCGAGGGCCTCGAGCTCTTCAACGCGGGCGATGATGTCGCGCACGTCGATGATGTCGTCGGTGTTTGAAAAGTCAGTCATCGGTCTATCTCCGCGCCCCGTCATGGGGCAATCAGAACGCAACAGGCGTTCAAGAAACCCGCCCCGGTGACAGGGCGGGAGACTTGAGCGTCGGTCTATGCGTTCAGGGGCGACACGCGCGCATCGGGGTGAGCCGCCATGTATGCCAGCACGGCTGCTGGGCTCATCGCCGCGCCGATCATGCGCTTGGTTTCGCGAGCCATGAGATAGCCGCCCTGCAGGCGACCGGTGAAAGCGTTGAAATGCGCGACCAGGGTGAGGTTCGTTTGCATCGTCTCATTCCGTTCAAAGGCGCCCCGTCGGGGCTGACCTCGCGTATATGCCAGCACATATCACGCTCCGTCAACCCCCTATGTGCTGGCATATAAAACCGAGTGTCATTTCGACCATGACACTCGACCATGACGCTCGCGGAAAAAGTGTGCAATGCAACCGCAGATCATCCAAGCGTCATTCGAGTGTCATTGCCAGAATGACACTCGTAAACTCATGTATTCAATAAGGAATATGGCAAAAAAACCGAGCGAGTGTCATTAGGGGGGGTATCGTTAGAGATATCGTTAAACGATATGGGGTAGGCATAGGGATGGGGGGTCATGACACTCGATCGATTCAGCCCCCTTTTCACCGTAACCCGGCAGTAACCGCCCGGACGCATCTTCCCCTTGCGTTGGCGCGCTCCAGGTCACCGATCCGCACCCGGCAAGGGAGGCGAAGAGTGGACGTATCAGCGCAACAATACCGCGACCCGAGCGACCTTGAGACGCTGGACGCGTGGCTTGCCGAAGAGGCGGCCTATCCCGGCACGCAAGTCAGCGAACACACCGCGGTCATCACACCGCCCGCGATCCGATACGCCGACCAGGCGCATGCGATCACCCAGCCTTACATCGTCCATTCCCGCGCTGACATCGCGTCGATGCTCCGCGCGCACCGCATCGCCTCCGGGTTGACGTGCGAACAGTTTGACGGTCGTGCCGGGTGGTCGGATCGGTATGTGACCAAGGCCGAGCACGAGTACCGAGCCCGCATCACAATCGATCCGCCGAGCACCGACAAGCCCGACGGTGACATCGCCCTCTCATTCATGGCCGAGGTTTGGCTCGAGACTGCAGGGATCGCGCTTGTGCTCATGCCGGCCGAACTCGCCGCGTCACTGGGTGCGGTTCCGGCTCCGCGCAAAGAGCGGGCGTGATGACAGACCTGCTGGTCAATCGCGACGGTGAAGAGATACGCAAGGGGCGGATTAGCCCCGCATTGCGCACCGCTATCACGCTAATCGTATCTGAAGGCCTCACGGTTGCAGATGCGGCCTTGCGCACAGGCTATAAGCCGCATTCACTGACACAGGCTCTGAAAAAGCCTCACGTCCGGGCGTTTCGATCATCTGTCAAACGCGCGTGGTTGACGTCTCAAACAGACCAGGCGTGGTTGACGGTCTCCGACCTGGCCACGCGCGCCAACTCCGAGGACGTCCGGCTTAAGGCCGCCAAGGTGTTCATCGAGGCCGACGCAGCGGCCCGCAACGCCATGCCAGAGCAGGCCCGCCAGCTTGTCCAGATCGTCACCAACAACCTGACAATGACGGGCAATCTGACCGCTAGTCAGATGCCCGGCGTCATTGAAGCCCTGCCGTGGTCGCCCGTAGCGGGTGACACATCCAACTCTGGCCCAGTTGGACGCGATGAATCCGACGATGAATAGCCCCCTAGTGGCCCCGGTTAACGGGCCTCCGTTTGCGGGTGTCCGTCCTGAAGCGGGCCTCGGTCGGCCGCGTCTCGTTGCGGGGAGAAATGCGCGAGGGGGCACCCCCACCGCCCCAGGGGTAAAGTCTGAGGCCGGCGTGACCCGAGGGGTGTACCGGACGAAGAATTTTGAAGAGAAACCTCAAAATTTTTCAGCCCCTGAAAAGGTCTGCACCAAGTGTGGGGTAACCCATCCCGCCACCCTCGATTACTTTCGCTCTAACGGCGCGGCCTCAACTGGATTGGCTGCGGCCTGTCGCGACTGTGACCGCGCCAAGGCGCGTGCGTGGGCGGCGGCCAACCCAGAGCGAGCCCGCGCAAACGCGGCGGCCGTTCGCGCTCGGGGCCTTCCGAGAGGCCAGGGCAAAACGGCGTGGAGTGTCGAGAGTCCTGAAGCCGCGAAAGAGAAGAGGCGCCAGCAGCGTCTTCGCCGCCGGGAGCGGCGCGGCCTCCCACCACCGGTTCCGCGGGTTCTCAACACGGATCGGACGATTGGTCGCATCACTCACCGCCTCCGTGATCGCATCCGTCGCGCGTTGGGTCCGCTTCCCAAGGGTCACTATTCGCTCGGCTGCACCCCGGCTGAACTTCGCGTCCATATCGAGCGCCAGTTCCTCAAAGGCATGTCGTGGGCGAACCGCGCTGACTGGCATGTCGACCATATCCGTCCGCTCGCATCATTCGACCTGACCGACCCAGACCAGCTTCGGGCCGCCTGTCACTTCTCAAACCTGCGTCCGCTCTGGGCGGAGGACAATCTGCGCAAGGGCGCGACGCTTGAGGTGCTGATCTGATGACCCTGTTCGAACAATGCGTTGATGAGGCGCGCCTGGTCGACCTCGACGAGGGCTGCCCCGACTATCCCGCCATCACCCGCGCCGTCCTGAACTGCGTGCTGGAGAACACTGGCAGTCCGTACACGGTCGACGAGCTGACGCGCATCCTGGGGGGGGGCCCTGCGGTGGGAATGTATGTGGCATGACCACCGTCCGTCGCTCCATCCCCCGAACGCCGACACCCCTGTCGGCTGATGTGCGGCTTTTCCGTGCTCAGCGTCAGGCTGATCTGGCGACGGCTGCTGCTGCGGTTGTCGCTGCGGACGTGGCTGTCGTCGACGCCAAGGCTGAGGCGGCGCAGGACGACGCGGATCAGGCGTTGCTGGATGCGGCTAACGCCCAGACCGACGCGGACACGGTGCAGGCGACGATCGACGACGTGCTGACCCCGCAGGCCGTGTCGCTGGCGCAGAGCGTGCAGGGCGCCCAGTCCGCGGGCAATGCGACACAGAGCCAGGTGGACGTGCTGTCTGCGACGGGCACGGTGTCTGGATCCGCAACGAACCCGGCCATTGATCTGTTCTCGGACAGCGTTTGGGTCGAGGGGCCGCAGGTCGATCTGACCAGCGTGGTCGCGGGCAATCTGACCATCACCGGCTCGGGACCGCTGCAGGACTCGGACGTCGCGCTGTTCTTCTCCGGCTTCGCGGTCGGCGAGTACAGGATTGTCGAGGACATCGGCGGGACTGATACGGTTCTGTTCACCGGCTCCTTTGCCGTCACGACGGGTACGCCGGCGGTTGTCATCAACGCCGACACGGAAGATGTGGCCAACTTCACGTCGGCGCGGACCTCGACTGGCGCTGTCTCGTACCGGATCGACGCGCGCATCATCTCCGGCCCGGCGGTCACAAGTCTGAGCCTGTATGTGTTCGCGAGGCGCGCGTCGTGAGCCCGTGCGTTGAGGCGAGGGGTGGGCTCCGGCGTGGTGCGGGGATGAAAACGCGCGCGAACGTCGAAGGTTGGGGTGGTCTGGGGGTTCGCTCGTGACCCTCGAACCCGGCCACTACATCACCCTGGCGCTCGCCGCGATCGGGTTCGTCACATGGCTGGTCCGGCTTGAGGGTCGGGTCAATGCGCTGAAGGCGAAAGAGGCCGGACACGACGCGACGCGCGACGAAGTCATCCGCCTGCAGGAGCAGGTGAAGTTCCTGACCCAGAGCATTCAGGATCTGGCGTCTGCGCTGAGGCCGGCCGCGCGTCGGAGGGTGTCGGAATGACCGCCCTCCATCTCCCCACCTTCTTCGCCTACGCCCGCCGCGCCCCGTTCGGTGGTCGTCTGACGCAGGCGCAGGTGCAGGGCTGCGAGGCGATTATCGCCGCGGCCCGCGACATCACCGACGACCGCCATCTCGCCTACATCCTCGCCACCGCCTTCCACGAGACGGGCGGCAAGATGCAGCCGGTGCGCGAGGGCTTCGCGCGAACGGACGCGGGAGCGCGCCGTGCGGTTGCTGGCCGCCGGTATGCACGGGAGTACGACGGCAGGGTCTATTACGGCCGGGGCCATGTGCAACTGACGTGGCTGTCGAACTACCGCAAAATGGGCGAGGTGCTGGGTCTGGATCTGGTCGGCAATCCCGATCTGGCGCTGGACCTGCAGGTGAGCGTCCGCATCCTGATCGAGGGGATGACGAACGGCGAGACCGGCGTCGGCGACTTCACCAAGCACTCGCTCGAAGACTTCTTCAACGCCACCACCGACGACCCTGTAGGCGCCCGTCGCATCGTCAACGGCACCGACAAGGCCAGCCTGATCGCGGGCTATCACACGGCCTTCCTCGACAGCATCAAGGCCGCGCGCGCCGAACAGGCCCGCCCGTTCCCGGCGCCCGCTGCTGTGGCCGAGGCCGCGAAGCCGGACGGCGCTGACCTGAAGACGGACAAGACGGCTGTGGGGGGTGTCCTCGCCGGGCTCGGCGGCATCGGCGGTGTCGCCGCGTTCGCGCAGCCTGTCCTGCAGGGCATCGCAAGTCCCTGGGCGTTTGCGGCCTTCGCGCTGGTCGCGGTCGGCGTGTTCCTCGTGCTGACCGGCCGGGTGCAGATCAAGCGGGTGGGGGGGGTTTGATGGTCGCCGACCTCTTCCAGACCGCCCAACTCGTCTTCGGCATCGCGCTCGCGGTCGCCCTCCTGTTTTTCGCGCACCGGTTCTTCGGTTGGCGCGGTGTCGCCGCCGGCCTGATCGCGCTGGCGACCCTCGGACTCTACCGCAAAGGCCGCGCAGACGGTCGGACAGCCACCATCGAGAAGGAACGAACCGATGCCGGACGCGCCGAACGGACCGCGGATGCGGAGCGCGTGCGCTCTGATCTGCGCAATGCCGATCCTGCTGAGCTCATGCGCGACGACGGGTTCCGCCGCGACTGATCCGCTGCCGGGCGCTCAGTCGTTCTGCGACATCGCCCGCCCGATCACATGGTCGACGCGCGATACGCCGGAGACGGTGCTGGAGGTGAAGGCCCACAACGCTGTCGGCAAGCGGCTTTGCGGGTGGTCGGCTTGACCGTCGCCCCGACGACAGAACTTCTCCGCTGGTGCGAGACTGAGGTCCAGCGCGAGACTATCTCCGCGATCATCGACATCGGCAATGTCGCCGCCGCAGCCCGTCATCTGCAAAGGGACGAGCGCACCGTGCGGCGCCTGCTGGCGCAGATCCGCGCCAAGGCTGCCGCCCAGGGTCATGCGCCCGAGTTCGGCATGACCGAGCAGGTGCCGGACGGCTTCAAGCTCAAGGGCCGCTCGGTCCTTCGCAAACTGGATCCGGTCACGGGCCAGCGGGTCGAGGTGCTGTCGTGGGACAAGACCAGCGCCGACGAGGAGCGCCGGGCGGAGATGCTGCGGGAGGCGTTCGTCGCGATCAGCGAGGACGTGCCGCGGATGTCGCCGTTCCCGGCGCCGGCGGGAACCGCCGACCACCTGTGCAACGTCTTCACCCTGACCGACTGCCACGTCGGCATGATGGCGTGGCGCAAGGAGGGCGGCGCCGACTGGGACCTGGCGATCGCGGAGCAAACCCTGATCGGCGCGTTCGAGCAGATGGTCGAGCGATCGCCGTCCGCCACGACCTGCGTCGTCAACCAGCTCGGCGACTTCCTGCACTGGGACGGCCTGCTGCCGGTGACGCCGGGGCACGGCCACATCCTCGACGCCGACGGCCGGTTTTCGAAGATGGTCCGCACGGCGATCCGCATTCTCCGGCGCGTGATCGACATGGCGCTGGCCCGGCACCAGACCGTGTTCGTTGTCATGGCCGAGGGCAACCACGACCTCGCCTCGAGCGTCTGGCTGCGCATCATGTTCGCGGCCCTGTACGAGAATGAGCCGCGGGTCCGGGTGATCGACAGCGAGCTGCCCTACTACGTCCACGTCCACGGCGCGACGATGCTGGCCTTCCACCACGGCCACCTCAAGAAGAACGAGGGCCTGCCCCTGCTGTTCGCGGCCCAGTACCCGCGCGAGTGGGGCGCCACGACCAAGCGGTTCGCCCACTGTGGTCACCGTCACCACGAGGAAATCAAGGAGCACTCGGGGATGAAGGTCGTCCAGCACTCGACCCTGTCGGCCCGCGACGCCTACGCGGCCCGCGGAGGCTGGATGTCGGAGCGCCAGGCTACGGCCTACACCTACCACTCGGTCTGGGGACAGGTCGGCTCGGTCACGGTGACGCCTGAGATGCTTGAGGCGGCGTGATGGAGAACGTGGTGCACCTGAAGCTGGTTGACGGCTGTGGCAATGGCGCGGTCGTGCCGGTGAATCGCGTGCTGGCGGGCGCACGAGCGGCCGGGCTGACCGATGTGGTCGTCATTGGCTATGACGAGAACGGCGACATCTATGCGGGCGCCAGTCACGGCGCATCCGACACGAACTGGCTGATTGACCAAGGCAAGGCGTGGATTCTCGCGGGCTGCCCCGCAATGGACGACTAGCCCCGTGCGTTGAGCGCAACCCGCTCAGACCGCCCACTCCGCACAGGAGGGGCGCATGCTGAAAACCATAGCCGCGGCTTCGGTCGTCACGCTCATAACCGCCATGTCAGGCCCCTCCGCCTCCATGCAGGAAGTCCGGACGTTCGTCCCGTCGCCCGAGGCGGTCGAGGCGCCGCCGGCTGAATACGACCGCATCCCCGGCGCGCCGTTCGTCGTGATCGTCGGCACGCCGTATCAGGTCCACATTGCCTGCGGAGGCCAGCCGCCCCCGACGCGCTATATCGTCATGGCCTGCACCTTCATGCCGCGGCGCGTGATCGTGATGCCGCACTGCACGCCCGATCAGGACGCGTACTGCGGCAAGCTGCTGCGGCATGAGAAGGCGCACCTGAACGGCTGGGTGCACTGACGGTGCGTTGAGGGCAGGGGCCGGGTGCGGCGTGGTGCTCAAGAACAGGAGGCACAGACATGGCCGTTGCGCGTAATCCTCACGCTGCCGGTGATAGCGGACCGGCTGACGACGCTGTCGCGATCACCCCCTCTGACACGGCTTATTTTCCCGTGTGTCGCGGAATCTATGTTGGTGTCGGTGGCGATGTGGTCGTGGTGACGCCCGGCGACGTCGCCATCACCTTCAAGAACGCACTTGCCGGCACCATTCTTCCGGTCAACGCGCAGCGCGTTAACGCCACGAGCACGACCGCGACAAATATGGTTGCGCTTTACTAATGAACATCGGGTTGGCCCTCGGGGTTTTTTCACCGTCCAGCACCCCGCTGCGCAGTGATTTTCGCGCTGGGATGCCGGCGGGGTCGACCTATGGCCGCCTCGGCCAGGCGACCGGCAAGACCCTAGCTGGAGGAATTTCGTTCTTTGCGGCGAATGTTCCTCAGCGGACCGATCGCGGGCTACTGCTTGAGCCTGCCGCAACGAACCTGCTGACGCAATCCGAGAACCTAGCCGATGCCGCGTGGACCAAATCGTCGGTGACGATCACGCCCGCCGCGGGCGAGGCTCCCGATGGAACGCTAACCGCCGTGAAGTGGGAATCTGGCGTTGCGGCCTTCCCGCAGATATTCGCCTACGCGGCTGCGCCCGCTGGCGACCTGGTGCTGAGCGTCTGGGTGAAATCTGATGGCACAGCCCAGTCCGTGAAGTCGTTGTTGGTCGACGGGGTCGGGGTCGACTTCACGCCGACAGACACATGGACCCGCATCGCTCTTCCGAAGCCGGCGTCGGCCGGCGGTGCGCTGGCCGTTCTGATCTACATAGCCTCGGGCGCCGCCCCTGCGAGTTCGTTCCTGATTTGGGGTGCTCAGTTTGAGGCGGGACTAACGCCGACATCCTACATCCGAACGGCCGGAACCGAAGCCACCCGCGGCTTGCCGACCATGACCGAGACGGTGCCCGCTGCCTGTACCAAGGCGCGCTTGATCTTCGCCGACGCGAGCACCGAGATCATCGAAGGGCTCACGCCTGGAGGGTCGTTTGACGTCGTCACCCCCACCATCGCTGCCGGCAAGGGAGCGGTGGGCACGTCTGAGCTCGTCTTTCGGACGTGGCTATCGTAGCGCCGGTGCGTTGAGGGTGGCCCTGCCTCCGCGCCTTCTCCGCGCATGGCCCGCAAGGCAGCATCCACACCACCCCGCGAGCCCATCCGCTTTGAGCCTGACGGCCGGATCCTGTCGGCGTTCCTGCTCGCGGACAGTGAGTTCGACATCATTCAGGGGCCGATCGGCTCGGGAAAGACGGACGCGGCGATCATGCGCCTGTTCCGTCACGCCAGCCAGCAACCGGCGCAGCGAGACGGCGTCCGACGCGCGCGCTTCGCGATCGTCCGCTCGACCTTCCCTGAACTGAAGACGACGACGATCCCCTCGTTCGTGAACTTGTTTCCGGAGGGGTCCGAGGCACAGGGCGGGTTCGGCGAGATGTCGTGGTCGCCGCCGTTCACCTACCACATGCGCTATGGCGACATCGAAGCCGAGTTCATCTTCCTCGCGCTGGACAAGGACGACGACGTCAAGAAGCTGCGCTCGCTGCAGCTCACCGGGATCTATTTCAACGAGCTCCAGTACATCAACCTGATGCTGGTGACCGAGGGGCTGTCGCGTTGCGGCCGCTATCCATCGGTCAAGAATGGCGGCTGCAACTGGTCCGGCGGCATCGCCGACATGAACGCGCCGGAGAGCCTGCACTGGGCGCCCATCATGTTCGGCAAGGCGCCCGTGCCGGACCACTTCACGCCGGATGACGTGCAGCGCCACCGCCGTCCGCCGGACTGGTGCCTGTTCGTACAACCACCGGCGCTGCTCGTGCTGGACGAGGGCTTGAAGGCCTCGGGCCTTGAGGCGCTGAACCCCGGCGACGAGGTCGAGTATTGCGTCAATCCCGGCGCTGAGAACCTGCGCTGGCTGCGGCCCGACTACTATCCGAAGAAGATCCACGGCGTCACGCGCCAGTGGATCGACGCCAACTGCCGGAACATCGCCGCCAGCCAGATGAAGGGCAAGGCGGTGCACCCGCTGTTCCGGTCGGCGAACGAGCGCAACAGCCACGTTGCCTCCAACTCGCTCAAGTTCAGCCCCGACCTCGACCTGTACTGCGGCCTCGACTTCGGCCTGACGCCGGCCGCCGTGTTCGGCCAGACCGTGCGGGGCCGGATCTTCGTGCTGGCTGAGCTCTATGCCGAGGACGTGGGCGCCGTGACGTTCGCTCCGTTCGTCAAGGCCGAGATCCTGCGCCGCTTCCCCGGCCTCGACCCGAACAAGGTCAAGTTCTTCGGCGACCCCGGCGGCGACATCCGCGGTCAGGCCGAGGAAAAGACGGCCTTCGACATCTTCCGCCAGAACGGCATGCCGGTCATGCGTGCCCCTGGCGCCAACCGCTTCGTCGGCAAGGGTGGTCGCAAGGAGGTCGTTGACAGCATCCTGACGCGTCAGGTCGACGGCTACCAGGCGTTCCTGATCGACCCTAAGTGCCGGATGCTCGAGCAGGGGCTGGGCGGCGGCTACCAGTTCAAGGTCACGAACACGAGCGCCGGCCAGTTCACGTCGGGCGACATCGTCAAGAACCAGTACAGCCACCCGTGCGAGGCTCTGGGGTACATGGTGCTGGGCATGGGCGAGGGCGGCAACCTGCTGTTCGGCGCCGGCCGCAACGTCGCTGCCGTCCAGACCAAGGTGCAAACGCGGGTGTTTGACCGCGGGGCGCGCGCTCCGCTGTTCCGGGCGCGTCGATGACAGAGGTCGATGCGCTCTCAGGTATGCCGCCCAACTGGTTCGTCGCCTTCTACAACGACGGGCAGCAGTACTGGTGGTCCCGCCTTTGCCGCGATGGATTCCGCCATGTCGCCGCGTTCGGCTACTGCGCCGATCAGGCGGCGTGGATTCTGTACGATGTGACCACGCGCCGGACCCTGATCCGGGTCATGACGCCAAGCCAGATGGACGCGTGGGTCGCGGCCCTGCCGGACAACCGCCGCATCCTCGAGTTCGAGCCGACCGAGGAGCCGGGCGATCCGGCGCTCCGCGTCGGGTTCTGGTGCACGCCGGCTGTCGCCCATCTCGTCGGCGCGCGGTCCCGTGCGTTGAGACCGGAGGCCTTCTACCGCGATCTGCTTGCTCAAGGTGCGCGACCCGCGTTCGAGAGCAGGCAGGCATGAGGACTCCGAAGGTCACGCTTCCCGAAGAAGATCCGGCCACGAAAGCCGCGCGCGAGCGTGAGGAGCGTCGGGCTGAGAACGCACGCACGGAAGAGACCCAAGCCTGGCTGCTGGGCGCAACAGGCCGGCGTAACCGCCGATTCGGCTCGCTGGGCGGCGGGGGGTCTGTTCCGATCGCGGGCGGCCCGACAAGTCCGGGCGCCGGCGTGTCTGGCGGCATGGGCTCTGTCTTCAGCGGAGCGACCGGGTCGGGTGGGTCTTCCCGCGGCAGCGGCTTCGATCGCAGCCTCGCGGTCCTGTACTGATGACGACCCCCAAGCAGATCCTCGCCCGTATCGCTGCGGCGAAGCAGGACAAGGCGCGCCACGCCACATGGATTGACGAGACGCTTCGGCTCGCCCTGCCGACCTATCGTCGATGCAACGAGCGATCCGACACCTCGCTTCGCATTGAGGAGCAGGACGACCAGTTCGACAACGAGCTGGAGATCGTCGCCGAGGACTTTGCGTCCGACATGATCTCGACCTTCACGCCTCGCCACGAGCGGTGGGTGATGTTCGAGCCGGCGGACGACCTGTCGGAGGGCCAGCAGCGCGAGATTGCGCCGCAGCTCGCCGCGATCGGTGACGCCGTGTTTGCGGAACTGGAACGGTCAAACTACTGGGACGCCGCGCAGGAGTGCTTCGCGTACTGGGGCGTGTCGGCGATGGCCGTCGCCCTGTCGGACATGGGTCCGCTGAACCCGCTGCACTTCCAGCCGATCGAGATCCCCGACCTGCTGATGGAGCGTGGCCCCGATGGGTCCGTGACCGGCAAGTGGCGCGAGATGAAGCTGACCCAGGCAGAGCAGAACATGCTCTGGGGCGCGTCGATGGGAATGTACTTCCCTCCGTTCCGCGGCGGCAACAAGGACAAGAAGCAGAGCGTCGTCGAGGGCTGCGACCGCGACTGGTCGACCCCCGGCGTCGAGCGTTGGAACTACCGCATCTTCGTCGACGACAAGGAGCGGGTGAAGTTCACCTATGAGGGCGCCGGCTCGTGCCCGATCATCACCTGCCGGTTCCGCCAGCAGGCCGATTCCGCTTGGGGTCCGGGGCCGTTCAAGAAGGCGACGCCGCGCGCGCGCGTGCTGGATGAGCTTGCGTACCTGAACCTGAAGGGGCTGGGCCGCACGATCGACCCGGCGTTCTCCTACGAGGAAGACGGCCTCGCCAATTTCGACGGCGGCATGGAGCCCGGCAAGGGCTTCGCTCGCGCGCCGCAATCCAAGGCGCCCGAGGCCTTCCTGCCAGACGTGCGGTTCGATGCCTCGTTTTTCGCCGCCGACGAGATGCGCAAGGGTATCAAGCGCGCCTGCTACCAGGACCGCCCCGAGCAGCCCGGCGATACCCCGCCGACGCTCGGTCAGTGGATGGACGAGAAGGCGTGGAACACGCGCCGCAAGGAACTGCCTCGCGACCGCTGCGTCCGCGAGTGGGTTCTGCCCATCATCGAGCGCGTGGCGTGGATTCTCGCCAAGCGCGGCGTGCTGCCAGAGGTCAAGCTGAAGGGCGGCAAGGTCGTCAACTGCCGACCGATCAGCCCGCTGTCGAAGGCCAAGGATCTGGAGGACATGAACCTGACCGGTCAGGTGCTGTCGTTCGGCGCCAGCATCGGCGCTGCCCTGCAGGTCGGCGTTCCGATCGACGCCAAGGGCACGATGGAGAACCTGATCGCGACGGCCAAGGAGCGGCACATCGTGATGAAGTCCGACGAGCAGATCATGGCCGAGCAGGCCGCGGCTGCGATGGCGCAAGGCGGAGGCATGGGCGATGTCGGGGCCGCGTAGGTTTGACCGGCTCCGCGCCTCTGGTGCGCAGCCGGCGTCGATCGCCTCGCAAGAGGAAACCATCGAGTCCGTCATCCGCCGGCACATGCTGGCGAGCGTCGACGGCCAGCGCATCCTCGCCTGGCTGCAGGACGAGGTGAGTGCAGCAACGCCTCTCGGATGCAGCGAGGCGGCCCTGCGTGACGCTGAGGGCGCGCGGCGTCTGGTCCAGAAGCTGATCGCCAAGGGCGTGCCCGCATCATGAGGCCCGTGCGTTGAAGCTCGAACCGCTCGACCGCACGGTCCCGGCCATGACGGACACAACCGCCACTACCGAGACGACCGAGACGACCGAGACCACCGCCGCGACGAGCGTGCCGGTGTCTCCTGCCGTCGACGCGAGCCTGATGGCCGCCGCTCCGGCTGAAGCCGCCGCGCCTCAGCGCCCGGACGCCCTGCCTGAAACCTACTGGGACGCCGACACCAACGCCATCAAGCCCGAGGCCTTCTCGCGCCTTGCTGAGCTTGAGGCCGCCGACGTGGCGCGCCGCGAAGGCCTGCCCGAAACCGCTGACAAGTACGAGCTCAAGCTGGGCGAGGACATCGTCGGCCTTGACGGCAAGCCCGTCCAGTTCGACCCGACCGACCCGCTGGCGCAGGCTGTCCTCCCGGTGTTGCACGAATGCGGCGTCCCGCAGGCCGGCGTCGAGAAGCTTCTGGCCGCCTTCACCAAGCTGGAGGTTGAGGCCGCCAAGGCTGAGCAGGCACATGTCGTTGCCGAGCAGGCCAAGCTGGGCTCAGAGCACGTCAAGCGCACCGGCGCCATTCACTCGTCCCTCGTCGCCGCCGTGGGCGCTGACGCGGCCAATGCCCTTCGCCAGTCGACGCGCTCCGCCGACGCGGTCATCGCGCTCGAAGCCCTCGTCTCGAAACTAACCGGCGCTGCCATCTCGGCTGCACCGCCCGCCGCCGGCGCCTCGTCCTACGACGAGACCATCGCCGAACTTCCTGTCGAACAACGTCTCGCAGCCGCCCGCGCCATCAAGGCCGGATAAGGGGATCTACCAAACATGGCCGCCATCACTCTCAACGAATACGCCAAGGGCATCGACAACCCGGTCTCTCGGGCCGTCGTCGAGCTCTATGCGGCTTCCTCGGACATTCTCGGCGCAATGCCGTGGAAGACCACGGGCGGCCCCTACCAGTACACGCTTGAAGGTTCGCTGCCGGGCATCGCGTTCCGCGGCATCAACGAGTCGTACACCGCCGACACGTCGATCGAGAACCCCCAGGTCGAGCAACTGTTCATCGCCGGCGGTGAGGCCGACGTCGACAACTTCTTGATCGCGATGGACCCCTCGCGCCGCTCGCGCGAAGAGAGCCGCAAGATCAAGTCGATGGCTCGCGCCGTGACCTCCGCCATCATCAGCGGCGACAACTCGGCCAACCCCAAGTCGTTCGACGGCCTGTCGCGTCGCGTGCGCGGTGGTCAGGTCATCGCCAACTCGGCCGCTTCCGGCGGTGCCGCCCTGTCGCTGAAGGCGCTGGACGACGCGCTGGACGCCACGGTCGACCCGACGCACATCATCATGAACCGCTCGATGCGGACCTGGTTCAAGCAGACGATGCGGAACCAGACCTTGTCCGGCAACCTGCAGTTGGCCAAGGACGAGTTCGGCCGCGACGTCATCCAGTATGACGGCAAGCAGTTCCTCGTCGGCTACGAGGCCGGCCCGGACAGCCGCATCCTGCCTTTCACCGAGACCGGCTCGGGCGGCGGCTCTGCCGTCTGCACCTCGCTGTACGTCGTCTCGCTGAAGGAGGGCCACGTCTGCGGCATCCAGATGGGCGGCATGACCGTCAAGGATCTGGGCGAGCTGCAGTCGGAGCCCAAGCACCGCACCCGCATCGAGTGGTATCCCGGCATGTGCATCGAGAACCCGTACGCCGTGACCCGCCTGACCTCCATCACCAACGCCGCGATCACGGCTTAAGGGGCGCACGAACATGGCTACCGCAACTCAAATCCGCTCCTACACCTACGACGCCGACCAGCTCCTGAAGGACGCCGGCCTGGTCGCGGCTGATGCCGCTGCCACGGTCTCCGGCTCCGCCAAGGTGCTGGCCGTCGGCGAGGCCGCCTACCGCGGCGTTCTCGTGGTCGACGTCACGGCCATCGAGATCGCCTCGAACGACGAGGTCTATCGCATCTGCGTGCAGGGCTCGACCTCGGCCACCTTCGCCTCCGACGTGCAGAACCTCGCGATCCTGTCCCTGGGCGCGACCGAGGTGAACCCTGGCGGCGCCATCGACTCGACGACCGGCCGCTACGAGCTGCCGTTCATCAACGAGCAGAACGGGGTGACCTACCCATACCTGCGCGTTTACACGGATGTCGCCGGCGCCATCGCCACCGGCATCAACTACACCGCTCTCGTCGGCCTCGACCGGCTGGGCTGCTAAGGCCTGACGCATGAAGGTTCTGGACCCTGCAGGCAATGTGGCCCTCGTCGATCGGGAGACCGGCGAGGACCACATCTGCATCCTTCATATCGCGCGTGAGATCCTGACGCTGGCCTCGCCGGCTCATGATGGAGCGCCGCGGTACGTCGACAAGGATCTGTGGGACGGCAAGCTCGCCGTTCCCGCTCAGGCCCCTGTCGCCGTCGCTGACGAGCCGCGTGCCGATCAGGAAAAGCGTGACGCCGACATCGCGGCTGCGCTGGACCTGTTGAACGAGCATGACTTCGTGAAGGGCGGCCCGCGCGTCGGGCGGCCGAAATGCTCGGCGGTCGAGAACATCGTGGGCTATCCCGTCTTCACCGAAGAGGTCGATACGGCCTGGGACAAGCGCGCAAAGTAACACTCTCTCCGGGTGGGGCTGAACTGAACCCTCGTCGTTCGCGGCGGGGGTTCTTTTTTGCCCGTGCGTTGAGCCACCACCGCCCGCGCGCAACCTGCGCCTATGCCTGCCTTCTCCGCCCCCATCGAGGTCGTTCAGGCCGCCCTTCACCGCATTGGCGAGGAGGAGATCACGTCGCTGGACGATGACTCGTCCGGTGCCCGTGTCGCGTCGTCGAACTACGAGGGCATCGTCCGCAGCTTCTTCGCGCGCCATGCATGGACCTTCGCCAAGCAGACGCTGGACCTGACCTATCAGGGCGAGGTTGAGCTGGGGCCGTACCTGCACGCGTTCGTGTGGCCTTCGACGGTCATGAACGTCCGCTACATCATGCAGGACGGTGTTCGGCTGCGTGCCGGCGAGTACGCGATCGAGAGCGGCCGGGTTCTGACGCGCTCGAACAGCGATCTGCAGGTCGTGGCCACTGTGCGCGCTGATGAGTCGATGTGGCCCGGCGACTTCTCCGAGGCCGTCGTCGTGCGCATGCAGGCGCTGTTCCTCGAGGCCCTGTGCGACAAGCCGCAGGACGCGCGCCTGAAGACCCGTGACGCCGACGTGCTGATGCGCGACGCGATCATCCGCGACAAGCGCCAGGAGCCCGGCGTCAGCATTGAGTTCGTCCCGCTGGCCGAGGCGTGGCGCGGCTCGCGTCCGTCGCGGACGGCGCTTCGTGGCTAGGCGCTTCCCCTTCATCACCAGTTTCGCGGCGGGAGAGATCGCCGAGGAATACCAGATGCGGACCGACCTGCAGGTTCGCAATGAGGCTTGTCGCCAGTTCCGCAATGCGCAGACGCTTGCCGGCGGCGGGTTCCGCCGGCGCTACGGCACCACGCACGTTGCGGCGCTTTCGGCGCTGACGCGGCTGGAAACCTATGGCGTCGGCACCGACGATGCGCGTCTGCTGCTGTTCAGCAATGGCGTGTTCGAGGTCCGCGATCTGGCCGGCGCGGTCATCCAGACGATCAGCTCGTCCGTGCCGTGGGTCGCTGCTGACCTCTTCACAATGCAGATCGCGATCGAGGACGGCAAGATCGTCGTCTGCAGCCGGGCGTTCGCGCCGCGTATTCTGACCCTGACCGGCTCGACCTGGGCGATTTCGACTCTGAGCTTCGCCGATGGCCTGAACGGGTCGAAGCTGCAGCCGTACTGGCGCTTCGCCGCGCGTGGCGTGAGCCTGACGCCGAGCACCTATTCCGGATCTGGCGTGACGCTGGAGACCAGTGCGTCGTTCTTCACCGCGGACCATGTCGGCACGCGCCTGCGCTACACGGGCATCGAGATCGCCGTGACCGCGGTGACCGACGCCGATACCGCGACCGGCACCGTCATCGGCGCGCTGTACCGCACCTACACCGTGAACGTCGCATCATCGACCGGCTTCCTCGTCGGGCAAGAGGTGCAGGGCGAGGACTCGCAGGTGACCGGCGTTGTTGCTGGCGTGCCGAGCGGGTCGAGCCTGACCATTCAACTGCTGGACGGCTACACCTATTTCGACGCGACTGAGGATCTGATCGGCCCGACAGCCAAGAGCGCGATCAGCTCGATAACCCCGTCAGCGACCCCAGCCGCGACGACCGAGTGGGACGAGGCGCTGATCGGTGTCGAGCGCGGATACCCCGGTGCATGCGCGCTTCACCGCAACCGCCTCATGCTGGGCGACTTCCCGGCTGCGCAGAACGTAATGGCTGCGAGCTCGACCGGCGACATCACGGACTTCAACACCGGCACCGGTCTGGAGACGGACGCGATCATCGAGCGTGTCGGTCGCGAGACGTCCCTGGGGCTGCGTCACTTCGGGTCGACCGAGCAGCTTCTGCTCTTCACCGAAGGCGGCGTCTATTACGTCCCCGAGCAGGTGGCCGCGCCCCTGTCGCCGACCAACTTCGAACTGCTGAAGATCGGGCCGGAAGCGGCTGGCGATCCCGTGCCGCTGGACGTGACCGAGGGCAAGATGTTCATCGAGCGCGACAGCGGGCGCGCCATGATCTGCATCCCGACCGGCAACGTCCGCCGTTCGTGGGACATCAGCGACCTGTCCGAGCTGGCCTATCACCTGATGGGCACGCCGGTCGAGATGGAGCTGATGGCGGCCGGCACCGAGAGCGACCGCCTCGTGCCGGTGCTCAACAGCGCCGGCGACATGGCCGTTCTGACGTTCCGCCGCAGCGCGCAGTTCTCAGCCTGGGGCGTGTGGTCGACCGTCGGCTCGTGGCGCTCGCTCGTCTATGCGGGCGGTTCCCTGTACGCGGTGGCGGAGCGCACGATCAACGGCTCGACGACCTTCCGGCTGGAAAAGTTTTCCTCAACGGCGTGGGCAGACGGCATGATCTCGCTCGCGGCCATCACGACGCCGGTGACGCAGTACGCCGGACACACGGTCGGCGTCTGGGATGGCGACGACAAGATCGGCGAGTTCGCGGTGGGCGGCGATGGGGTTCTGGTCGGCGTCGATGACAGCTTCGGCGCCGTGCAGGTGGGGCTGGACTTCACCGTGACGGTCGAGGGCGTGCCGCCGGTCGATCAGCAGATGGGCCTGCGTCCGAACTACAAGATCACGCGCGTCGATGTGGATGCGGTCAACTCGACCGGGTTCACCGGCAACGGTCGCAACCCGTCCGGCTGGGTCGGGTCGATCGGCGGCAGCACTGGCTCTCAAACCGGCGTGCGTCGCTTCCGCCCGCTGGGTCGCGGCAAATACCCGACGTTCACGATTCAACAGACCGTCGGCGGCCCGCTGCAGATCCGGTCTGTCACAATGGAAGTCACAAGCTGATGGGCCAGTCGACCCCACTCTTCTCCGCGATCATGCAGGTCGGTCAGGGCC